TGGTCGACGAGAACGGAAAGCTAAAGCTCGACGTCACGGACTACTACCTCGGCGGGCGGTTCGAGGGCGACGCGTACCCGTTCCGCCGCTCGAGCGGTCGCCCGTTCATCCCGTTCGCGCTCTACCACTCAACCGGCGGCGGGCAGCACTTGTTCAGCCCCTACGACGGGCAGGAGCTTGTAGAGGCGTCGCTCGACCTCTCGGTCCTGCATCAGATGGTCGTGCACACGTTCCGCGATGCGAGCTGGCCTCAGCGCTACGTCGTCAACCTCCAGCCGGCAGGCGTGTCGGTTGTCGAGACCACCGACGGCGCTCGAGCGGAGGTCGTGACCGATCCCGCGTCGTTGATCCAGTTCGAGAGCATCCCGGACAACGAGGGCGTCGGGCAGCCGATGATCGGGCAGTTCTCCGCCGGCGGCGATCCAGGCAAGATGGAAGAGACGCTCGCCAACATGGCAGCCCGCGTTGCCTCGGACGCCGGCGTCCCTCCGTCCGATATTCAGCGGCTCGGAGGCACCGCCCGCAGCGGCGCCGCGATCTCGCTCACCAACGAGGGCAAGCGCAAGGCACAACGGAAGTACGCAAACGTCTTCCGGGACTCAGACGAGCGCTTGGTTGGCATGTGCGCGGCGATGTTCAACCGCGCGACCGGAGCGCCTGAGGGCCGGCGCTACGTCGAGGGCGGCTACCGCGTGCTCTACCACGAGCTCCCCCTCTCGCCGGAGGAGCGCCGCGCGCGTCGTGAGGACGTAATCGCCATGCTCGAGGCCGGGCTCCTCTCGCCGGTCGGCGCATATATGGAGCTCCACCCGGGCGTCACCAAGGCGCAGGCGACGCGCGCGATCCTCGAGATCCGCGACCCAGACGCCGCCGACGACTTCCGAGAGGAGTAACGGTGCCGCCGTTCCGCCCGCCGCTCGGAGTCGCCAGAGCCGCCGCGCGCGCGCTCGAGGTCCGCGAGGCCGCGCCTCCGTCCCGTCGAGGTCTCACGCCGGTCGGTCTGGCTCGAGCTCGCGACCTCTCCAACCGCCGCAACGTCTCGATCGCGACGCTCCGACGGATGCTCGGCTACCTCTCGCGGCACCTCGTCGACAAGCAGGGCGAGACGTGGAGCGAGCGCGGTAAGGGTTGGGTCGCGTGGCATGCGTGGGGCGGAGATGCCGGCGGACGCTGGGCGATCCGCGAGCTTCGCCGCTACGACGCGGAATGGTTCGAAACGTGGTCCCGAGGGCCGCGCAACCGGGCGCTAATGCGCCATCTCAGGAGAGAGCAATGAGCGAAGACACCAAGACGGAGAACGAGCAGCTCGTTCCGATCCACCGGCTCCGCGAGGTCAACGACAAGCGACTGGAGCTCGAGGCGCGGATCAAGGAGCTCGAGGCCGAGGCGCAGACCCTCACCGAGCGCGCCGCGACTGCGGACACCCTGGCGCAGCAGCTCGAGGCCGCCAACCAGGCAGCTCGGCAGGCAGCGCAGGGACTCACCGAATACCAGGCGGCAGCGCGGATCGGCGTCACCGACCCCGAGCTCTACGAGGCCGCGCGGTGGGCCTACAACCGACTCCCCGAAGCAGACCGGCCCGCGTTCCCGGAAGCGCTCGAGGCGTGGAAGTCGGATCCGAACGCGGCGCCGCTCGTCCTCCGTCCTCACCTCGCACCGGCACCGGCTCCGGCTCCGCAGGCGGCAGCACCGCAGGCAGCACCGGCACCGAACCCAAACCAGGGCGCGGAGGCGTTCGAGGCCGCACCGAAGGCGGTCGACGTCATGAGCATGAGCCTCGAGCAGTACCGGCAGCACCGGGACCGCTTCAAGGGCACGTCGCTCATCTGATCGCGTTGACAGGCCGCTCGGGAGGTTGTAGGCTTCCCGGGTAGAGCCTCGGGTCGCACCCCGTAAAACGCGCGAGGGCTCGTCAACCGCTCCACCCTCGCACGTTCTTATGGAGGTCCACCATGGCCGACGAAGTGCTGTACAGCGGGCTTGGCGATCTGCGCCTGGCCAAGATTTTGAACAACGAGATCCAGCTCCTCCTGGCTGACCGGTTCTCGCTCCGCAACCACCCCGCGATTTTCCAGGCCGGCAACATCGCCGGGCGTGGTAGCGCCGTGCTCTCCGTGCCGCAGGCCGGTCTCGACGGGTACGACCTCATGACGGCGCCTGCCGCGGAGGCTACCGCCGCGGTGAACACGCCGCTCACCGACAGCTCCGCGGACATCACGATCGCCCGCTACGCACTCCGCCGCGAGATCTCCGACCTCGCCAACATGACCGACTCGGTCGGCCTCAATGTCGAGCGCCTCGCCGCTGACATGGTCGGCGCCTACGAGATGGCCGTGACCAACGCGATCTGCAACACGATCGACGGATTCACGACGACTGTCGGCACCTCCGGCAGCGACATGACCGTCGATAACTTCTTCTCGGCTCTGTTCGCTCTCGAGCAGGCGTCGGTGCAGACCCCCTACGTCGCAGTCCTGCACCCCGTGCAGCTCACCGACCTGCAGAACAGCATCCGCGCCGAGGCCAGCAACGCGATCGCGTTCAGCCCGGCAACCGTCGAGATGCTCGCTGCGAAGGGCCAGGGCTACGCCGGATCCTTTATGGGCGTGGACCTCTACAAGTCCTCGAAGGTGCCGACCGCGAACGCAGGCGCCGACCGCGCCGGCGCTATGATGGGGTACGGCGCTATCGGCATGGCCGAGGGCTCCGTCCGTCCGATTGCAGCTCTCGGCGGCGCTCTCCAGTTCCCCGCCGGCACCGTGATCGCCGTCGAGTACGAGCGCAACAGCGCGAGCGCTCTGACCGCAATCACAGGCAATTCTTACTTCGGAATCGCCAAGCTGCAGGACGGCATGGGCGTCAGCATCATCACTGACGCGTGATCCCTCCGGGTCGGGGCCGGGCGGGGGCTTCTCGCTCTCTCTCGGTCCCGGCCTGGCCCCGGTCCATTCACCCTCAACACCAACCCGAAGCAGAGAGAGCACGATGCCGACGGACTTTATCGGAGGCGGACGAGCACCGATCCGCCGCACCAGCGGACCCGCGAAGGTTCTCAACGAGGCGCCGCGCGCCGACTTCACCTTCATCCATCATCCGGCTCGATGGCACGAGGTCAACGGCGAGCTCCTGCCGGTCCTCGCGACCATGAGCCACGCGCCCGGCGTCAACAACGTCGACAACTATGGCGACACGACCCGCGCAGAGGTCAACGCTCGCAAGGGCGGTTGGACGCTGATTCCTCCCGAGGCATGCCCCTCGAGCATGACGCCCGACGGGATCGCCGGCTACGTTCGCGTCTTCGACGGGCGAGCCGGTCCGATCCACGTTTCCGCCTGGGAGCAGCCGCGGTCTATCGGCTCGCGTGTGACTTGGGTCACCGACGCAGACGGATACAACGCCTGGCTCCGTCATCTCATGGCAGAGGGCTACATCGCTCCGCCTGATCCGGCGATTGTCGACCTGCTCCGCGACCAGCTCATGACAAGCCGATCGCGCAAGGCGGTACAGGCCGACCTCAACAAGTACGCCGCACAGGACGTCGAGCGCATCGACGCAGCGCTTGACCGGCTCGACGCAGCCTGGAGCAAGGTCGAAGGCGAGCCCGAGCCCGCTCCGACCGGAACGCGGAAGCGAGGCAAGGCATGAGCGGCGAAGACAAGAGCATTCGCGAGGCGCGCGACCGGTTCGAGAAGCGGCTCCGCGACCAGGGCGTGTCGAGCTCCGACGCGCGTCGCGAGGCCGTCAAGCAGGCGCAGCAGGCCGATCGGCGGCAGAAGAGGTAGCAGATGGCGCACAACGGTACGATCTTCCACGCGGCCCGATTCGCTCTGCCTGACCTGATCGTCAAGGGGCGCGACTCGCACGCCGTGCTGGAGGTCTACTTCAACGGCGCGCGGCAGAACATGTCGAGCGCTAGCGCCACGATCTACCGGCCCGACGGCACCGTCTTCTCGACACCGACTGTAGTCCTCTCGGACGGCAACAAGCTCGGCACCGTTACTGTCACGGGCGCATCTACGAGCTCCGAGACGCTCGGTGACGGTTGGCGGATCTCCTACATCGTCACCGTCGACGGCGACGTCTTCGAGTTCTCGAACGAGGCGATGCTCGTTCGCGCTGCGCTCTACCCGGTGCTCACCGATCCGGACCTCTTTAAGCGCGTCTCGAGCCTCGACCCGGCGGGCACTACGCCGATCACAAGCCTCACAACCTTCCAGACGTTCCGCGACGAGGCTTGGATCGAAATCTCGCAGCGACTGATCCAGGAAGGCAACCGGCCCGCGCTCATTCTGTCGCCTACGGCTCTGCGCGGTCCGCACCTCGAGCTGACGCTCGCAATGGTCTTCGAGGATCTCTCGACGCGCCTCAACGAAGCATACGAGGCACGCGCGCAGCAGTACCGGCGGCAGTACGAGCACACCTGGCGCCGTCTGACGTTCCGGTACGACTCGGACGAGGACGGACACGCCGACGACGTCCGACGCCGTCGAGGCCACGGCACGCTCTGGATGTGTGGCGGGCGTAGCAGGTCGGTCCGATGAGCGCGCTCACCGTCGCCGCCGTCCGGCAGCGCGTAGAGGCCGCGCTCGTCGCGTCGCCGAGCTTTACCAAGTCGCGTTTTCACCCGGACTTGTTCGGCATGGATGCGCGCTTGCTCATGCACGGCGCATGCGCGGTTGGAGCTCCGCTCACCGGAGTGCATCCGACGTCGCAGCGGCAGCGGCTCACAGAGGGCGCGCTCGTCAACACGACGATTGAGGTCAAGGTCGCCGGCAACCACCGAGCGGACAACCAGGTCGCGGACTTCGACGCCCTGCTTGCGCTCGAGGCGCTCGCGATCACGACCGTCGAGGGCATCACCCGGACGGATCTTCATATCGTCTTCGAGAGCGCCGCCCGAGAGCCGACAACCGAGTTCGAGTTCCTCCTCTCCGTGATCACCTTCCGAGCTATCCACCGGCTCGCTTTCCAGTAGGAGCCAACAATGGCCGCAAGCACCGTTATCAAGCACCTTTACGATGGCTCCATCACTGTCGAGGACGGCACCACGCCGACCGCAGTGAGCCTCGCGATCCCGTTCACCGTCGGCGACCTCTCGCTGGACACGCTCCAGGAGAGCAGCCGCGGCGTCCAGGCGTACCAGACGCGCGGATCTCTGCACTCGGTTCGTCTCGCCGCTCGGGAGTTCCCGACTGTCACGTTCTCGGCACAGCTTGCGGACCTCTCCGACGGCACCGACGGCACCCT